ATGAATAACTATTACATTACGTTCGGCAGTGAGGGACAACCATTTAAGGGCGGTTGGATAATCATTGAGGCGGAAACAATAGAGCAAGCGTGCAAGATTTTCAGAGCGATGTATCAATACAAGGAAACTAACGATACACTGTTAAAATTCTGCTCAATATACACAGAAGAAGGCTTTAAGCAAACAGAAATGTACAAAAGCAACGACAATCTTGGAGCAGGTTGTCACTGCAAAATCAGCATAAAAAAAGAGACCGTATGAGCTGGCACTCAAAACGGTCAAAAGGTAATTACATAGATTAGTCTATGTTTTACATATATTATACCACAAAAAAATAAAAAATCAAGAAAGGAATGATAAAAAGTGGGTAATGCAAATTTATTAGAGGTTGCTCGTGGAGCAATCGGCGAGAGATTGGACTATGAACTAGGAAAGGTTGTTGAAAATATCAGCGACCTAAACACAAAGGCAGACGCAGTAAGAAAGATAACATTGACGTTATCACTAAAGCCGGACAGCGAACGACAGAACATAAAAATGTCGACACAAGTAAAATCAACATTGACACCAACGAACAACATCGAAAGTGCGTTGTACTTGACGGAATCAGACGAGGGCAAAGCATTAGTCGAAATGTTGCCACAAGTACCGGGACAAATGGCGTTAGACGGTTCAGAGCAAGAAGAACCAAAGGTTATAGCAATTAAGAAAGCAATGTAATTTAAAGGAGGATAAAGAAATGATTGATAGAAGTTTTATTGAAAAAATCGAAGAAATGACAGGACCAAAGGTGATTGAGACCGACTATGGCACGTTTTCGGACATTCAACTGCACAAAATTGAGGACAGATTGGTTGATACAACTAAGTTATCAAGTCTAAGTGGTTTAGTCACTATGATGAAACAAGAAATGAACAATTATGACAATCCATTATTCGTGAGAGTGGTATCGCCGGATCAGGTTGATGTATTGGGTACGGTCAGATGTGATATGCAACGCGAAAGACCATATGTTACATATGCAAAATTCAATCGCTTTGACTTCGATAGTTATATGAGTATCGAAAATATGATTATAAATCTAAAATCACGCTTTGCACCGACAGAGGATAGAGATTATCTTGTGCAGTTGCTTGGCAACATAACAGACCAACAATCAGTACAAACGAAAGATGACGGTATAACACAATCGGCAACCGTCAAGAGCGGTATTCAGTTGGTTGGCGAACAGAGAATAAAACCGATTGTTTCGCTAAAGCCATACAGAACGTTTTTAGAGGTAGAACAACCAGAAAGCGACTTCCTAATTAGATTAAAAGACGGCAGAGCGGCACTGTTTGAGGCAGACGGTGGAGCTTGGGAACGTGAGGCAGTAAAGAACGTTGCGGACAAGCTAAGAGAATTGCTTGAAGATGTACCGAATGTACATATAATTGAATAATAAAAAAGCGGGGGAATTTAATTTCCCCCGCAATACCGTTCAACGGCATATATTATAACACAACAATATTTTAGCATAGAAAAGGAGAAATGTCAAATGAACATATACGAAATAGACAATGCAATGTTTTTTTTAGTTGATGAAGAAACAGGCGAAATAAAGGATTATGAGGCATTTGAAGAAATGCAAATGATACCGGAAGAAAAAATCGAAAATACAGCGTTATGGTATAAAAATCTGATAGCTGAAAGCAAGGCTATCAGAGAAGAAGAAAAAGCACTTGCGGAACGTCGTAAGTCGTTGGAAAACAAGGCTGAACAATTGAAAACCTATATAAACCGAGTATTGCAAGGCAATAAATTCGCTACTCCAAAAGTGGCGATAAGTTACAGAAAATCAACAGCAGTAGAAGTCGATGATGAATTTATCGACTATGCAATGAAGAACAACGACAGATTGCTAACGTTCAAAAAACCAGAGGCAAACAAGACGGTTATAAAAGATATGCTAAAAGACGGAGTGGAAATTCCACACGCAACATTAATTGAACGGAATAATATGAGTATAAAATAAGGAGTGATACATATGGGAATACCGGTTTTAATTATGGGTGAAAGCGGTAGCGGAAAAAGCGCAAGCCTAAGAAATTTTGACGCAGATGATTTGGTAATATTTAATGTGGCAAGTAAGCCGCTTCCGTTCCGCAAGAAGTTAAATTCAATCAAAAAGGCTACATACAACGTTATTGCCAAAGAATTAAGTAAAAAGCAGTATAAGCGATACGTTATAGACGACAGTCAATATCTGTTGGCGTTCGATTCGTTTAATCGTGCAAAAGAAACAGGCTATGCGAAGTTTACCGATATGGCGGTACGTTTTCAGAAGATGATTACATTTATTATTGAGGGATTGCCCGATGATACAATCGTATATTTTTTGCACCATTGCGAGCAGACCGAAAACGGTAAAATTAAAGCGAAAACAATCGGTAAAATGTTGGATAATCAGTTGACCGTTGAGGGACTGTTTTCAATCGTTTTGCTATGTCAAGCTGACGGTCAAAGTCATAGTTTCATAACGCAATCAGACGGACATACAACGTGCAAGTCGCCTATGGATATGTTTGATCTAGAGATTGATAACGATTTGAAAGCAGTTGACGAAAGAATAAGAGAATATTACGGAATGAATGAGGAGGATAAAAATAATGAATAAAATACAAGGATATGACGAAGCACAATCGTATACAGGTGAGAGCAGAACATTGCCGGCAGGTAAATATATCTGCGAAATCAAGGGTGCAAAAGAAGTTGCAACAAAAACCGGAAAAAAGCAATTAGTGTTGCAATTAGACATTGCAGAGGGCGAATATAAAGACCATTACAGTAATCTATATGCGGCGAATGCTGAAAGAAACGGAACGAACGCAAAATGGAACAACGGAGGACTTTTTAGACAAGGATACGAGGGTAAACAATTACCGTTTTTCAAAGGTATGATTACCTGTATTGAAGAAAGTAATGAGGGCTATGAATGGAATTGGGACGAAAAAACGCTTAAGGGTAAGAAAATAGGTGTATTGTTTGGACGTGAACAATACCTGATGAACGGTCAAAAAAAATGGGCGACTAAGGCAAGAGCGGTAAGAAGTATCAAAGGATTGGAAATGTCCGAAATTCCACAGGATAAACTGCTTGATGGAAGTACATCGGGATTTGATACAAGCGGATTTGATGATGAGGACGAATCGGAAGAAGATTTGCCGTTTTAATATAGGTTAAGGAATGGGTGCTATGGAGAATGAAAACAGAATAACGATACCCGATTTTAGTAAAGACGATTTTTTAACATCATCAAAACCGTTTCAATGGATAATAGACCAAGCAGACGGTAACGAATTTGTCAAAGGTCAGCTTGTGGCACAAATGGCGTCAAAGGCAAAGCAATTAAAAGTATCGAATTTCAAGACACAGTTCACGAACTATGTCAGAGCACAGAAAGGTCAAAGTATTGTCTACGGAAATGTAATGGAATTCAGCGGTACTGCGATAATGTGGGACACAGGCGAATGGATTGCAAATGATGATGGTGTGTACAAGACAAACGCTTACGGGGTAAATCAATTTGCTTGCCCACACCCGATATTTATGATAACAAGATATTCAAATGTAGATACTGATGTTGAAAGTGTGCAACTTGTTTACGGCAGACCGGGACGAAATTATAAAACTAAAATCGTCCCACGTTCTGACCTTGCAAGTGCGAACAAAATCGTAAAATTAGCTGAATACGGTGTCGGTGTAACATCGGAAAACGCAAAGGCACTTGTACAGTTTTTAAGTGATTTTGAAAGTATAAATTACGACAAAATAATCGAAAAGAAATCGTGCGACCATATGGGTTGGGTAGGCAGAGGATTTAAAGAATTTGCCCCGTATATATCAGATTTGGAGTTTGAGGGACAGGACAGTTTCAGACAGTTATTTAATTCGGTAAGAGAGGTCGGCAGTTATGAAAAATGGCTTAAAACAATCAGAGATTACCGCAAAAACGGTAATATAGTTGTTCGCATGGTTATGGCGGCGAGTTTTGCGAGTGTACTGTTAAAACCGCTTGGAGCATTGCCGTTCTTCGTTCACCTATGGGGCGATACAGAAACGGGTAAATCGGTTGCGCTACTTGCGGCAGTGTCTGTATGGGCTGAGCCGGTTATCGGTAAATATGCCTATACATTCAATTCTACTGATGTAGGTAATGAATTATATGCGGCGTGTTTAAATTCACTGCCGTTATGTATGGATGAATTGCAGATACTGAATAAACGTTCTGATTTTGATGATATAATATACCGCCTGTGCGAGGGTACAGGACGTTTACGCGGTAAAAAAGACGGTGGTATACAAAATATTAAGACGTGGCGAAATTGTATTATAACCACAGGCGAACGCCCGATAACATCAATGTCATCGGGTGGCGGTGCAGTCAACCGTGTTATTGAAATCGAATGTAACGGCGGTAAGTTTTTCAAAAATCCACGAGAATTTTGCAGAACGATACAATCAAATTACGGTCACGCCGGTAAAGAATTTATTGATAATTTAACCGGAAATATCGCCGAAGCACGAGCATTGCACGAAAAATACATTAAACTGTTGGAAGATAATACAGAGGCAACGGACAAACAAATTGCGTCAGCGGCGGCATTATTAACCGCTGATGAACTGTCTGAACGTTGGATATTTAATGACGGTGTACGAATCAGTATAGATGATATTAAACCGTATCTACAAACAAAGGATATGTTGAACGTCAACAGACGTGCGTATGATTATCTGCGAGAAGAAATTATCGCAAATCATAGCAATTTCACATCAAACGGCAATGAATGTTGGGGAATAGAACAGGACGGCAATATATACATATTGAAAAATCGGTTTAATTCGATAATTACTGACGGTGGATTTAATCCACAGTCAACACTTTCATGGATGATTCGTAACCATAAAATTGCACGTCACGAAAACGGCAGACGTGATATATCCAAGCGAATTAATGGCGCAAAAGCACATTGTATCTGTATCTATGTAGATGATATAGACGACTACGAGAACATTGAAAATGATGAAGATTTACCGTTTTAATATAAAAAATGTCCCCAAGTCCCCAACGTCCTCAACAAAACTATAATGTATATATAGTAATATTTATTTGATTAATTATTAAAAATCAAAAAAATATTGTCCTATATAGAATAATAAAAAATGTGTGGACATTGGGGACATATACCGATAAATCGCATAGGTATCGTATTCGGTAGCCCCCAATTTTAAAAATACTGTTTGGGGGCGTGGGGACGCATATATAAGGAGTTAAACAATGAAATTATTTGATTATCAAGAAAAAGCACTCGCATTGACGAGTGATAAAGATAATTCGGCATTTTACTATGATATGGGATTAGGTAAGACGTTTATAGGCAGTGAACGATTAAGATTATACGGCGAACGTGTGAATATAGTTGTTTGCCAAAAGTCTAAAATCAAAGACTGGTGCGAGCATTTCAAAGAGCATTATACGGATTATGCAGTATTTGATTTGACGAATAAAAAGGATATGCAGGCATTTATGATATATCCGATATACAAATGTATCGGTATCATAAATTATGAATTGGCTTACAGACGTGAAGAACTAAGGCAACTAAAGGATTTCACTATGATGTTAGATGAAAGTTCAATGATAAAAAATGAAACTGCAAAACGTACGAAGTTCATATTATCGTTGAAACCGTCACACACAATATTGTTATCCGGTACACCGACAGACGGCAAGTATGAGTTCCTGTATTCGCAATTACGCTTGTTAGGTTGGAAGATTACCAAAACGGCATATTATAACCGATACATAAAAACGGAATTGCGAAGTTACGGCGGTCCAATGTTCAGAGTAGTTACAGGATACAAGAATGTAAGCGAATTAAAGGCAAAACTAAAGGAATACGGAGCGGTATTTGCTAAGGCAGAAGAAGTTATTAAGTTACCTGAAAAGAAGTTTATCAAGGAATATTCGACTGTTTCATCAGACTATAAAAAGTTTATGAAAGACCGAGTAATCAAGATAGATGATAAGGAATTGACAGGCGACAGTACATTGTCAAAAAGACTGTATGCAAGAATGTTATGCAGTGCATACAGTAAGGACAAAATATCGCGATTAATTGATTTAGTTAATTCTACATCTGACAGGGTTATTATATTCTACAATTTCAATACCGAACTTGAAGCATTAAGAAAAGTGCTGTTTGATAGACCAATAAGCATAGTAAACGGACAAGTTAAGGACCTGAAGGAATACGAAAATAACGATAATTCAGTTACGTTGATACAATATCAAGCCGGAGCTATGGGATTAAATTTGCAAAAGGCGAACAGAATTATATATTTTTCTCTGCCGGAACGTTCGGAACTGTTCGAGCAATCAAAGGCAAGGATATGCCGTATCGGTCAAGAAAAACAATGCTATTATCACATAATGATGTGCCATAAGAGCGTGGAAGAAAAGATATATGAGTGTCTGTTAATGCGAAAAGATTATACAGACGAATTATTCAGAAAGGAATTTGGCTGATGGCAGAGGAAAAGAATTTTGAAAACCGAGTTAAGCAATGGCTTAGAAGTAAAGGCTGTTATGTGGTTAAATATTATGGTTGCGGAGGTACAAGAGCGGGCGTTCCCGATTTGCTTGTATGTGCTAACGGTAGATTTATCGGTATTGAAATCAAGGCTGAACACGGTAAGCTTGCACCGCTACAACGTAGTCATTTAGATAAAATATTAACTTCCGGCGGTGCGGTAGCAGTGATTAGACCGTCAGAACTTGACGGGTTTAAGAAATTCATTGAGGAAGTGTTGAGAGATGATTGATAAAGCTACAAGAAATAAGCTGAAAGCTAAGGCAAACGAATTGTCGGATATATGTGTAACAGACGGTGAAAAGTTTGCAAAATGCTATGATGATATGTATAACAGTGGTGAATTTAATTGTGGGGAATGTTTCATCATCGCACGATTAGCTGATTTATATACTGCAATAAAACAGGGCATTATTGATAAAACTGACGGTGCTAAACAACAAAGTGAAATATTTAAAATCATTGAATTGGAGGAGTAGAACAATGACTGATATAAATTCTTTAAACACGCAAGAATTGGTTTACAATATCAATCATCAAAAGGCAGAGATTGCAAGATACGTTAAACAAAAATGTAATACCGAGCAAAATATCAATCGAAGAATGCGATTTTACAGTTCGTACACATAACTGTTTAAAACGTGCCGGTATAAATATTTTAGGTGACATTAAAAGTGTTGAGCAGTTGCACAATGTAAGGAATTTAGGCAAAAGAAGTGTAAACGAAGTAATTGATAAACTACGAGAATATGGTATTGAACTACCGGAAAGTGAGGGACAAAATGAAAGTAGAGTTGAAAGTGAACGATAAAAGCGTTCAAGCTGAAATCAGCGAGGAACAGTTAAAAGAGACAATATTGTTTGAGCAGTTAAAAAAGTTGGGATTGCTTGAGGATAAACCTAAAACTGGATATGAGAGGATTAAAAAAGGTGAAACATATTATGTAATTAATACAGAAGACGATAGTATGTTAAATATTACAGAGTTTAATGACCAAACGGATGAGCGATGTTATAATAAGGGCAATTATTACAATGATAAGGTGATTGCCAAGAACAATGCAAGAGCAGACAGATTACTCCGTCAACTTAGACAATGGCAGGCACAAAACGACGAGGTTATTTCCAAAGAAGATTGGAACAATGAAAGTAAAAAGAAGTGGTTTATTATATATAGTTCTGGAGAAATGTACGCAGAGTATTATTATATTATGCGATTACCTAATACAATATATTTCGCCACCAAAGAAAAAGCCGAAGAAGCTATCGAAGCATTCAGAGATGAACTGATATGGTATTTTACTGAGTATGTTCAGAGATTAGACGAGGTACAAAATGGTTAAAGAACAATTATGTTGGGCGTGTCAGAAAGCTTGCGGCGAGTGTTCGTGGAGCAGTTGCTTTCAGCCTGTGGAGGGTTGGACCGCTGAAAAGGTACACCGCAAGACATACGATTCGTATAGGATTGAAAAGTGTCCGGAGTATGTGCCGGACAAGAAAGGTTGAGTAGAGCGTGAAAGATAAAATAGCGAAGAAACGCAAGAAAATGCGGCAGAGATTGAAACAGGTAGAACGATGCAAGGAAGAATCAGCATTGGTTGAAAATTTCAAAAAAGTAGCTGAAAAGCATGGTGTCAAGGAATTTAATACTAAAAAGGCACTGCAAGCCTACAAGATTGTTGAAGTCGAGGCAACCAAAGAGGCAATAGTTAATTCAGTTGTGTTTGTTGTATGGTATCTGCATACAAAGTACGGTTGGAATCAAAAACGATTGGTACGATACATAACATATGCGCATAATTATTTACAACACATCGGCAACGAAACACGAACAGTAATACAACTTACTGATGAAATTAAGTCTGAATGTGATTTTGATTATCAGTCATTAATGGCAGATTTTAAACCGTTGACCTTGAAAACAGATACCGTTGACGAAGATGGTATGAAGATGATTATATACAAAATGCAGACGATACTTCCTGTGGCGCTATATCCGTTATATATGCAATTCGGTTGGCGTAAAAAACGTATGGCGGACATCGGACAAACTGCAAAATTTGTATTAATGGATATGATGAACGGCAGAATAAAAACAATTAAAGATACAATCCGCAATGATTGCAAAATGATATTTCATTCAGACGGACGGATTGAATATTTAGACAGGGGGAATTGATTTGACGAAAGAGGAGCTAAGGCAGTATCGCAGTATTGTTGCGGAATTGAACGAGGTAAACGACAGGATAAACAGTAATACGGTACACGGTACTGTCACAGGCTCTGACAGTGAATTTCCGTATGTTAAACACTGTATGTCAGTATCGGGCGTAACGTCGGAACATTCAGATGATATTATATTACGCCAGCGATTGGAACAGCAGAAACAAAAGATTGAATTATTTGTCGCTACAATATCCGACAGTGAAACACGTCGTATATTCCGATACAGATACATAGACGGAACGGTAATGCCGTCGTGGCAGTGGATAGCGTTCAAGATGGGTGGTGGCAATTCGGCTGATGCTGTAAGAATGACGCACAATAGATTTTTAAAAAAAATATAAAGTTGTTCGTTTTGTTCGTTTTTTCTATGGTATAATTTATAATGCGAAAAGAATGAGCAAACAAAAAATAATGCAAAACATATATACAGTGCAATATTTTGTGTTCTATATCTTACCGCTCGTTATTTTCGTAAAAAGGTAGTGTATCATCGTGAGATGATGGGTGAATATCTCGTGTGATTTGTGGGAGTGGAGATATTAAGTCAATTAAACAGATTGTATATGTCAATCATATGCAGTCTGTTTTTATTTTCGGAGGAAATTATGAAACGAATAAAATATAAATTTAAAAAATGGCTATTTATACGCAAATGGAGATTTAAAAATCGAAAATGGTGTGAGTGCCGACACAAGCGCAGAGCGTTAGAACGTGCGTTGACAAAAAACGGATATACGATGTAGTTAATCGGAAAATGTGAAAGCGAGGTGATAAGAGTGACTGAGAAGCAGAAGTTGTTTTGTGAGGAATATTTGATTGATTTGAATGCAACGCAAGCGGCGTTAAGAGCGGGGTATTCGGAAAAGACGGCGTATTCGATTGGGAATGAAAACTTGAAGAAACCTGAAATTCAAGAATACATACAAAAGCGGCTGAAAGAGAAAGAGGACGCTCTTATCGCCAAGCAAGACGAGGTGTTAAAGACGTTAACCGCCGTTATGCGTCGTGAGAAACCCGAAACGGTTGTTGTGACGTGCAAAGCCCGTAAGTCACACTATGACGACAAGGGCAAGAAAGTCACTGACGAGGCGGAGCAACCGATATGTGTTGAAATACCGACAAAGGTGTCTGACGTAAACAAAGCGGCGGAAATGTTGGGTAAATACTACGCATTGTTTACAGAAAAGCTGAATGTTGACGGTGATATGGATTACAACATACAAATTGACTACGGCGGTGAGGACGAATGAACAAAATAACAGTACCGTTCAATCCGATATTTAAGCCTGTACACCAATGTAAAAAGCGTTATGTTGTAATGAAAGGCAGTGCCGGAAGTGGCAAGAGTGTTGATACTGCACAACTGTACATATTGCGTTTAATGCGTGACAAAGGGCGTAATTTGGTATGTGTGAGAAAGTCTGATATAACAAACCGTGACAGTACGTTTGCGGAGCTTGAAAGTGCCATAAACCGTATGGGCGTTGGCAGAGCGTGGAGAGTTACGCAAAGTCCGTTGTCGTTCACCTGTATAAACGGCAACAAGATTATATTTCGTGGTGTAAACGATAACAAGCAACGTGAAAAACTGAAATCAATCACATTTGCGAACGGTAAATTGACAGATGTATGGATTGAAGAGGCTACGGAGCTTGTACAACAGGATTTTGAAATTATAGATGACCGTTTGAGAGGTGAACTCCCCGACGGTCTTTTTTATCAGATAAAATTGACATTTAACCCTGTATCGTCAAGTCACTGGATAAAGAAAGTGTTTTTCGATATACAGGACGATAACGTCTTAACGCACCAAAGCACATATTTAACAAACCGATTTTGTGACGAGGCATACAGACAACGTATGCTACGTCGTAAAGAAGTTGACCCTGAGGGCTACAGAATTTACGGCTTGGGCGAATGGGGCGAAACAGGCGGATTGATATTCTCGAACTATCGCATTGAAGAATTTGATACAGATATGAGCCGTTTTGACGCTATGGCAATAGGACAGGACTTCGGATTTAATCACGCAAACGCCATATTAACGTTAGGTTATAAGGACGGCGATATTTACGTTTGTAATGAACTGTATGTACACGAAATGGATACGACAGAGATTATCACTAAGGCTGACGGGAAGTTCAGTAAAAGTCTTGCAATGTGGTGCGACAGTGCAGAGCCGGACCGTATAAAAATGTGGTGTAAAGCCGGCTATCGTGCAAGGGCGGTTGTTAAAAATCCGAACAGTATTCAATCGCAAATAGATTGGCTGAAAGGCAGGAAGATACACATACACCCGTCATGCGTGAATGTAATCAAAGAGATACAGCAATGGCGTTGGCGAGTAGATGAAAAGACAGGCGAATATATGGACGAGCCTGTTAATGTATTTGATGATGCAATGGCGGCACTGCGTTACGGTGTCGAGAGCTGGCGAAAGGATAAAAAGGCTAAAATATATTCACGAGAGGAGTACGGAATATGATAATTGATGAAGATATAGTCGCAGGCGGTGTGACACCGTTTATCATAACAAAATTGATTGAACGGCACGAGCGAGAGCGACAGAGATACCGATTATTGCACGATTACTATATGGGCGATCACCGCATTTTAAGTCGCAGAAAAAGGGGCAAAAACGTGGCAAACAACCGCATAATGTGTAATCACGCAAAGTACATAACAGATATGACGCAGAGTTATCTTGTCGGCAATCCCGTAACATATGCGGTGTCGGACGAATACGATATTGAGGCAATCAAAAACGAATATTTGGAACAGGATATGCCGAGTGTGGACAGTGAAATCGTAAAGAATATGAGCATTTACGGCAAAGCATATGAACTGATTTATGCAGACGAAAAAAGCAAGCCGAGAAGTGTGCGATTGGACCCGGAGCATACATTTGTATGTTACTCACAGTCGGCATTTGAAAAGCCGTTGTTTGCGGTGTATTACTACAAGAAATACGACCTTGACGGCTACTGCACAGGCAGTATTTGTCGTGTGTATGACGAATCGTTTATATATACATACACAGGTCTTGACAGCTATACGGCATTGTCATTGCAAAATGTTGAACCACATTACTTTTTCGATGTGCCGATTATTGAATACAGAAATAATACGGAAATGCAGGGCGATTTTGAACAGTTGATAACACAGATTGACGCATACAATGTGTTGATGTCAGATAGAATTAATGACAAAGAGCAATTTGTTAATTCGCTGTTGTTTTTGTGTAACTGCGACCTTGACACCGAACAGGCAAAAAAATTATTGGTAGAACGCATTTTGATGGGTGACGGCGACGCAAAAGCGGAGTATCTGTCAAAGGTGCTGAACGAGGCTGATACAAAGGTGTTGCGTGACGACATCAAGGACGATATACACCGTCTGTCACACGTTCCCGATTTGTCGGACGAAAGTTTCGGCAACAATTTGTCGGGTGTGGCGATAAAGTATAAGCTGTTGGGATTTGAACAGCACGTCAAGAACAAAGAACGTAATTTTGCTAAGACATTAAGAAAACGTTTAGAGATTTACAACAATTTCTTAGTGACATTAAACGCAATGAAAGAAGTGCCGTCGCACAGAGTTGATATAGGATTTACATATAACTTGCCTGCAAACGAACTTGAAATAGCACAGATGATTAATTACCTCAAAGGTCTTGCGTCTGACGAAACATTATTAGAGCGTTTGCCATTCATCACAGACGCAAAGGAAGAAGTTGAAATTGCACGCAGAGAGCAAGCGGAAAAGTCCGCCGAAGATATGCGTATCGCAGAAATTTCGGCAAGGAAAGTAAACTACAATGAAGAGTAAGGCATATTGGGTAAAACGTGCCGTTGAAGTTGAAACATATTTACAATCGCAAGCGGACAGCGTTAAGGACGGTGTAATTAAGGCATATGAGCGAGCAATCAAGAATGTAAACAATGATATTGAGAAAACGTTTAAAGCCTATATTTCAACCGATATACCCGAAAAAGAGGCACGTCGGCTGATGAGTATAGCCGACAGCGACAAACAGTACGAAGAACTGCTTGAACTGTACGACGAAACAGACGACAAGACAGTCAAAAAGGAAATTCTAAACCGCATAAATGCACAGGCATATGGTGCGAGAATTAGCCGATTAGAGGGACTGAAACGTAATGTATATATTTACTTTAGGCACGTTGCAAACGAGGCTATAAAGGAGCAAAAGAAACTGTATGACAGTGCGGTAAAGACGGCGTATTATACGAATATTTTTGATACCGCACAAGGTTTAAACTGCGGTATTGATTTTCCACTTGTACCGCAAAAGGCGGTTAATAAAGTGTTAAGTGAGCCGTGGCACGGTCACAACTACAGCGAGAGAGTGTGGATACATAACGACAGATTTATACAGGCAGTCGGACAGACGATTGAGGACGGTATAATCAGCGGTCACAGTGTAAGCCGTATGACCGACAAGCTGATTGATTACGTCAAAGATACTGCACCGGGTGGAATACGAACATCAGCCGAAACGCTTGTGAGGAGCGAAACGGCGCATTTTATGAACCAAGGTCAAAAGATGGCGTATGAGGAAATCGGTATAAAACAGTATCGTTTTGTTGCGGCACTGTCTGAATTGACGTGTGACAGGTGCGGAAGTCTTGACGGTAGCGTGTTTGATACCGACAAAGCCGTTGAGGGCGAAAACTTCCCACCGATACACCCACGTTGTCGGTGTGTTACGATTATGGCAGACGTGAATTTGACAAGTCGTATTGCACGCGATCCGCTCACTGGCGAAAATTACAAGGTTGACGGAAGTATGACGTTTGACGAATGGAAAAACAGTTTGTCGGACGAACAGAAAAATGCGTTAAAATATGTTGCAAATAGTGAAAAACGTGGTATAATAAAGGTAGATAAAGATACATTGAAAGTATCTACGGGCGGAAGAAGAAACGAGAAAAATCTTTCACAGGAACAAATAGACAGCATTAAAGATTATGCGGTTTCTTTGGGTATGCCAAGAGAACGTATTTATTATGTTGATTATGATTGTACAGCATATGGCTCTTTAGCGGACGTTTTACGAATTGGAACTGATGTATATCCGTCAGAGAAAAAGCAATCCAATCCAAACAGTAATGTTTCTATGAAAGGTGCCATAGCTCACGAAATAATCGGACACCGTGCGGCATTTTTGAACGGAAAGACGCAAAGTGATGATATTTTAGAAGAAGTGCAGGCGAGTTTGAGGGCGGCAATATTAACACCCAATTTATCAAACAGCGAAAGAATGGTACTCGCAAGGGACGGGGTATATAGATTACATAAAACGGGTAAAAAATTAAAAGACGTACGAAATTTATTGTATTTGGAGTGATAGTTATGTGTGAAATAATAAATGTTCAAAAAATAAACAATCAATTTATTGTGGATTGCACTCCGTGCAAGGAAGATTTTACGAATGCGAAACTATTGCAAATCATCAATAAGCATAAGCAAGTATATACGACAAAAGAGTTTAAAGTTGAAAAAACAAGAGGGTGCTTTTCAAAAGGTGGCTCACCGTGGATTGTACTACAAAATATTCCTGATGGTTTTGTGGATAAAGGCAATGAGATAATTTTCAGATAAAAATAACTAAATATACGCAAAAGCACGTTTTCGGACGTGCTTTTTTGATACACTGAAAGGCGGTGATAGTGTGAGAGTAGGCACAACATACACATAGAAGAAAGGAATGGTGATCCGATTATCTCCCTGTTAGACGTGGGGTTATACGTCTTATTTTTATACAATTTTTCAGAAAGGAATGATTTGAATGGCAGATACAGCAGAGCAAACAGAAAATCAAGAGCAAGAGAAGTCCACAGAGCAGAAGTCCACAGAGCAGAAGTCAACCGAACAAAAAGACGGCGACAATCAAAAGGCGATTGACGAAGCGATAGCTAAGGCGAAAGCGGAGTGGGAAAAGGAACTTGAGCAAAAGCTAAAGGACGCTGAAAACGAGGGCATGAGAAAAGCCAAGTTGACAAACGAGCAAAGAAAAAAAGAGGACGACGACAAGGAACGAGAAGAATTTGAAAAAGCAAAGGCAGAGTTTGAACGTGAAAAAATCGTTGCATATGCCGAAACGGAACTTGCCAAAGTCGGACTGTCCGCCGAGATTGCAAAGTACATCATAGCAGAGGACAAGGATAGCACAAAGGCGGTTATTGACAAGATAAAAGAAAGCTATGACAAAGATGTACAAGCAGGTGTTACCGAGCGTTTAAAGGGAAAAACACCGAATTTAAACGGTGGCAGTGGCGGTCACAACACAGGCAGTTTTATGGACATAATCAGAGAAAATCAGAGATAAGGAGTGAAATAAATGGGTTATTTGAAAAATGAATTGACAGGCTTTGTGCCTGTCGAGCAAGCAACAGACATCATCAAAATGGTGACAAGGGGTTCAAGTGTTTTAAGAATGGCGAAAGTCGAGGAAATGAAACACGAGAAAAAGAAGTTTAACGTACTTACAGACGGTCCGGGTGCTTACTGGGTCGGTGAGGGTGAAAGAATTAAGACAAGCGGTGCTACTTGGATTCACCCTGAAATCGAGGCTAAGAAGTTAGCCGTTATTATTCCGGTAACAAAAGAAAAGTTGGAAGATACGACTATCAGCGTATTTGAAGAACTAAAGCCAGAAATCGCAGAGGCATTCTACAGAGCGATTGACGCGGCGTGCATTTTCGGTACAAATTCACCGTTCAAGACAAACATTATGAACGCTATCGACAGTAAGCATATGGTTGTTACAGACAACGCAAATATTGATATTGCTATGTCTGACGCAATGTCGATGATTGAAGAAAACGGCTATGACCCGTCGGGATTTATCGGTCGTATCGGTGTTAAGAATATGCTGAGAAAATTGCGTGACGCAAACGGCGCACCTGCATATGTCAACGGTACAACAGGCGGTGAGCTGTACGGTCAGCCTATCGAATTTGTACGTAACGGTGCGTGGGACAATAAACGTGCCGATATTATCACAGGTAACTTCAAGTATGCCGTTGTCGGTATGCGTGCAGGTATCAACTATGAAATTCTTACAGAGGCAACACTACAAGGCACTCTTGACAGTGACGGTAAACCGCTATCACTTGCCGAGCAAGATATGGTTGCAATCAAGGCTACTATGCGTTTAGGTTTCCTTGTTGTCAAGGACGACGCATTTGCCGCATTTAAGAACGGTGTTCCGACACTCGGCGAATTGACAGTTGAATCGGTTGCAGGCACAACAGGCAACACCGTTATTACGGTATCGCCAAAGCCTATCGGCGGTCACAAGTTGGTTTACAAGGCTGCCGCAAGCACCGCTCCAAGTGTTGCGTATGACGACGATTTGTCGAAGTGGACAGAGTTTAACAACGGTGACGAAATCACTGCGACAAACGGTCACAAGATTACAGTTGCGGAAGTTACCGCAGACGGCAAAGCGAGAAAGTCGGGCAGTGCCGACGTTGTAAGCGGTGAATAATATGGAGCATTTAGGGACACTGAAAATGTTGTTAGGAATAAAGGACGACGAGCAAGACGGCTTGTTGTCCTTTTTGATTAACGACACAATTAATATGATTATGTCTTACTGTCATATTGAGGTTTTGCCCCGTCAGCTTGAAAGTCTTGTTCCGAAGATTGCGGCGGATATGTATAGAATAAAAGGCTACGGGGACAGTAAAAGTCCCGAAGTAGTCAAGAGCGTAAGCGAGGGCGAACGTTCCGTAACATATGCCGAAACCGACAACGACAAGATTTTCAGCAACTATTATAAACGCCTTGACCCGTTCCGAAAACGAAAGGGGCGTGTTCCGAGTGACATCGGTATTCAGTGATTTTTACGATAAAACTGTTATAATCGCAGAATATGAAATTGACGACTATACAGGTAAAACCGAAAAGACTGTATTATCCGAAATCAAAGCCGATGTACAACCGTACAGCGGTGGCAGAGCAAGAGAGCAATATGGTTTAGATATAGAATGTCAAATGCGTATGTTCTGCGATATGTCAGACGACGTAAAGGTCGGTAACAGGGTTGAATATGACGGCGACATATATGATATAACATATGTGCAGAAATGGGACAGCGGTTTGGTAGCAATGCTTGAGAGGAGTAGGCTGAAATGAATTTTTCAATCGAGGGGATAGACGACGTTGTTGACAAGCTGACACAGTATGCGTCGGGCGATAAAATACAGCGAGGTTTGGCAATGGCGGGTGAAGTCGTAAGAGCGCACGCAGTGGCAAACTGTCCTGTTGCAACAGGGCGATTAAAAGGCAGTATCGTAAGCCAAGTGGACGGTGACAGTGTTGCAATCGGTCCGACTGCCGATTACGGTATTTATGTCGAATTCGGCACAGGCTCAAAGGGCGACAAATCTGTTTCGCATACGTCAAAAAGGCACTGGACGTATTACAGTGGCGGTCGATTTTACACAACGTCGGGTCAAGCACCAAAGCCGTTCCTCGTCCCTGCACTGAAAAATAACATCAGCGAGATAATCGCAAAATTCAAGGAGGGGTACGGTGTTTGATATTGGTTTGGAATTACGGGATATTTTAAAGCAAATAGACGGTGTAAGTGTATGTTTTGCATATCCCGATAATTTTAATAAATTGCCTGCAATAGCATATTACACACTAACGGACAAAGGCTCAATGTCATATGACAATACGGTTGTTACGAATGATACGACTGTTCAGATTGATATTTACGCCGATTATCCGCAAACGTGTTTTGAATTGTCGGAGAGGGTATATAAATTGTTGACTGATAATGAATATTATCACGAAATGACAATGGACGTACCAAATCCCGATGATAAAAGCATAAAACATAGGACAATGAGATTTACGAAAGTAGTAGAAAGGAATGATTGATTTATGGCAAATACAGAGAAAAGAAAACCACTACCTACAATAGGTGTGGACAAGTACACATTTTTCGCAGTTAAAACAGACACATCAGAGGGCGCAACATATGGTGACCCGTATAATTTAAGAGGTACTGTCGAAATTGCACCGACAGACGCAGGCGGCAGTGATGTTTTTGACGCCGATAACGGTGCGTATGAAACATCAAACTACATTGAAAAATTAGGTCACGACATCACAAATGCCGATATTCCACCGGAAGTTGATTCAATGTGGCGTGGACTGACACAAAAAGACGGTGTAGTAGAGGTCGGCAACGATACAAAAACAGTTTATTTCGGTGTTGCGTGGAGAATTATGAAATCCGACGGCTCATACCGTTATGTAAGATATTACAAGGGTTCGTACAGCTTTGCGTCAAACGTAGGCGGTAAGACTAAAGCGTCAAGTGGTGCACCGGAAAAGCAAACTGCAAAGGCTACATACACAGCCGTACAACGTGATTTTGACAACAACTATTACGCATACTTTGACGAAAGCGATTTGCCGGAGGGCGTTACAAAGACAGAACTTGAGGAAAACTGGTTTAAGGATATGAACTACTATCCGGTGAAGAAAGCACTTTAAGACAAGGCACGCCGAAAGGCGTGCTTTTTTCGTATAGAGAGGAGCGAGTAACAATGCAAAGAGTATTAACATTTGTACACAACAAAAAGAAGTATGTATCAAAACCGTGGTGTTTCGGTGCGGCAACGTTGGTTGAAAAAGAATACATGGACGTTGCAGAGGGTGAAAAAGTAACGGCTACGTCGGTATGTGCAGATGCCGTTGACTATCTGTTTGAGGGTACAGAGGCGACACAAGATATTTTGGACACGGCTGTTTCAGCAAAAATGAGAATGTGTCGTGAAGTTATGAAGTGGTTTATGGACGATTTTACGGGAAAAAACGAGGAAAGCCTGCCGAAGCAGGCAACCGAAAAGGAAGATTAAGCGATTTATATGGGACAATGCTGAAATATCACGGTATATTGCCGAATGATTTGGCAAAACAAGACCCTCGATTATTACTTGCAGTTATAATCGAGGACGAGGAAGAAGAATATACGGGAAATGACCCGTATTTAAAAATGTTTTATGGAATGTAGTGAGGTGATTTGTAGTGGCTGACGCGGCGGAATTAGTAGTAAGAATAAGAGGTGACGCGTCCGACTTAGAGGCGACAATAAGCAGTGTTGAAAGTGAATTGTCAAAATTGGAGCAGACGCAAAGCAAAAATAATAATACAAGTACAAAAGGTCTTACGGCATATAAAAAGCAAATGCAAGACGCACAAACCACCTTGCAAACAAGCCGTACGGCATTGACGAATACAAAAAAAGCGTATGAGGATAACGTTAAGTCTGTAAATAAAAATGTTACGGCACTTAAAGCGCAGAAAACGGAATTAGATAAACAAATTTCTTTGCGTTCAAATGAGAAAAGGTTGCTGACAGAGGCGAACAAAAGTCTTGACAAAAACAGTGTTTCGTATAAAGACAATCAAAAGGCATTGAATTGGGTAAATACCGAGATTGAGGCATACACAAAGCAAAGTCAAAGTATATCCGATTCTATTCGTACGCAAGAGGCGGCATTGTCGGGAAGTAAAAAGGCATATACCGACGCACAAGCAACCGTCAAAAAAGCAACAGAGCAATACGAGGAATATGAGAAAGGCTTAAAATCCGCTGAACGTGCAGATGAGGTGCAGAACCTACAGAATACAGGTAAGCGGTGGAAAGAAGTCGGTGAGGATATAGATACTGTAACTAAACCGTTACAGTATACGGCGACTGCACTTGCCGCGGGCGGTGTTGCGAGTGCTAAGTTTGCGATAGATTTTGAAAACAATTTCGCAAATGTAAAGAAAACTGTTGACGGTACACCTGAACAGATTGAAAAGATTAGGCAAGAAATTATAAATATGACGACTGTCGGAATAAACGGACATTCTGCCATTCCTGAAACAACGGCAGAATTAACCGAACTTGCGGCGGCAGGCGGTCAGTTGGGTATAAAAACTGAAAACATATCTAAATTTACTGAAACAATGGCAATGCTCGGCACTGCTACAAATCTGTACGGCGAAGAGGGTGCGGCAACACTTGCAAAGTTCGCAAACGTTACAAAAATGGACCAAGAAAATTTTGACCGTTTGGGAAGTTCGATAGTTGATTTGGGTAACAATTTCGCTACAACAGAATCGGATATAGCTAATATGTCTATGCGTTTAGCTGGTGCAGGTACACAAATCGGATTAAGTCAAGCCGACATATTAGGTATAGCAACCGCATTGTCAAGCGTTGGTATAGAGGCTGAAATGGGTGGTAGTGCGTTCAGTAAGGCTATGATTGCTATGCAAATGGCAACTACAAACGGTTATACGCAGGTTAATGACGTTATGAACAAAACAGGAATGTCATTAAGAGATTTGCAACTACTATCCGCAAACAACAGCAAAGACTTCAAGTCATTGGCTGATGGTTTAGGCTACACAAGCACCGAACTAAATTCAATGATTTCGTCAGGCGTACAATTAGAGAATTTCGCTAAAATCACAGGAAAGACAACAGAAGAATTTAAGAATTTGTTTGATTCATCTCCTGCCGAGGCGATAGACGCATTCATCAAAGGTCTACAAAATGCCGACGGTGCAGGTGAAAACGCAATCAGTATGTTGCAGGATATGGGCTTTACCGAAGTGCGTTTGCGTGATTCTTTGTTACGTTTGGCAAACAGTGAGGCAGGTATCACCGAGGCGGTAACACGTTCAAATACAGCATGGAACGAAAACATTGCATTGCAGAACGAGTTTGACGCAAAGGCTGAAACAACTGCGTCACAAATGAAAATTGCAAAACAGAATATAATAGAGGCGGCAAGGGGTATAGGTGAAACGATGTTGCCGTCAATCAAGGACGCGAGTACCACAGTAGCTGATTTTGCAAAAGGATTGTCGCAAATGGACGACGAGCAAAAACGTGCTGTTGTTAATACCGGTGCTACGGTCATTGCTTTAGGTGCATTGTCAAAAGTCGGTGTCGGAGTGATTAAGGGTGCAGGCGATTTTGTTGAGGGATTAGGAGTAATCAGCGATAAATTGCCTATTATAGCAGACGCAACGTCAGCGATAAAAGTATCGACTGCGGGGTTAGGCAGTTCATTTTCTGCATTAGCGCCGATATTCGGTGCAGTATTAGCGCCTGCGGCGGTTGTTGCAGGGTATAAGGTTGTTGCCGACCATGTTACAGAGGCTATTGAAAACAACGCAAAATTGGGTCAAAGCTACAAGGAATTATATTCTCAGTGGCAAGACGCAGACAACCAAGTTTCGCATTTGGAAAATCTGCGAAGTGAATACGAAAAACTAAACGAATCAATCAACAGCGGTACATTAAATCCCGAAGAACTCGAAAGCGCTAAAAACCGCATAAACGACATTATGCAGGAAATCAAGGCGACTACAAATGATGATACCATAAAATTAATGATTGATACGGGCGAATTTGACACCGCACTTGCAATGGCGGTTTCAAACGCCAAAGACAGTGCGAACGAAATTAAAGACGCATTGGATTTAACATCAGGCAAAAAGGCACAAAAGGCAGTATCAGAGGGGTACGACGCACTTCAAAAAGGTAGTTCCTATGGTGCTGATTATAAAAACCAACAAGAAGAAATGCGTGGGTGGTTGCAACAAGCGACAGACTACAAAACACAGTATAAAGCAATAGTTGATGAGATGAATGCCGCATATAAAGACGGAAGTTCTGAGAGAATAAAGGCGGCGGCATTAGAAAGACAATCGTTCATAAATGGTTTAAAAGACAGTGATTTTATTAAGGCATATGAAAGGTTTACGGGAAGTACATTCAAATTCGGTGATGTAGACGAAGTAATACAAGAAATACAAAATGTATCAAATGCGTATCGTGAAATAAGTGATAACATCGAAAGCATGGACGAACGAGCCAAGAACGGCAGAGAATCACTACAAGCTATGGCAGAAGTCGCAACAACGGATGCTATGAATTTAAACGGCTTTAAGGATATGCAGGAAGTCTTTGAAAGCGGCGGTAATGCTGTAGATTTAGTATGCAAACAAATCAAATCAACTATGACTGATTTGGGGTTTGAAAATCAAGACATTGCCGCACAAATAGCGCTGTTTAAAAACGGTTTTCAAGACCTACAAGGTGCAATTAATAATAACGCATTAGACGCTGTTGTAAATGATTTTGTCAAACAAGGTAAAGAAATCGGACTAACGTCAGAGGAAATAGTCACGAAAGCCGCATTAATGAAAAACGGTTTTTCTGATATTCAACAGGCTGTAGCGTCGGGTGATGTAAGTGGTTTAGTGAAAGACCTATCAAGTTTAGGTGGCGATTTGGGACTAAGCACAGAGCAAGTTGACGCATTGGCGCACAGTTTGGGATTATTGCCTGAGGATAAACATATTGAAATTGACGCAAGCGGTGATGTGTCTGCAATCGAGAACGCCAAAAATGCTGTCGAGGAAATAAATAACGCAGGCAATGTACAATTACAAGTCAGTGCCGAGGGTGATATATCTGTATTGGACACAGCTGATGAAAAATTAAAAGAACTTGTCAAAAATGACGAAGTTCAGATTAAATTTAATGTCGATACAGGCGGTTTTGATATTAACGATTTGAATGGTAATAAGTTGGGTGAAATCACTGCAACGGGTAAAGTTATATGGACTAACGACAGCACAGAGCCTGACAATTATACAGCACCACCCAAAGATGGCAATGTTACATTTAAGAAGAATAGTGCAGAACCTGACAGCTATCAACCCGAAGACAAATTTGCGACAGTCCATTATACTGTTTCTGTTGAGGGTTCGTCTATAGAGGGACTAAGTAATAAAAATGTTCCGGCGGCCAAGTTTGGCAGTTCAGGAATGTTCGTAAAAAAAGCCAAAAAAGCCAAAGGTACACAAAATTTTGAGGGCGGATTGGCAATGGTTAATGATGAAAAGGGTATATCTGACCCGCGAGAATTAATCGTTGACAAAGGACGTGCATTTATACCACAGGGCAAGGACGTAGTATTGCCGTTGTCAAAGGGTGCAAAGGTGTACACAGCGTCACAAACCAAGGCGATAATGTCGGGTATGGGTATACCGCATTACGCAACAGGAAAAGACAATTCGGACGCGTTTACATCAGCCAAGGACGATTGGACGCATTACACCAAAACGCACGCAGTAACGACTGCACAAGAACTTGAAAAGTGGTTAGAATTTCAAGAGAAATTCAAATCGAACGACAAGGATATTGCCGATATAGAGGAACAAATTTTCAGTCTGACACAAAAGCAGACACAAGAGTTTAACAAACAATCTAAAGCATATCTTGAAAAACACAGTGCAATTAACGATTGGGGCGACAATGGGGACACTCCGCTTGACGCTTTTACACGTATAAAAGACAGAAATTATCAAGATTTACAAGACGCAATAATCACTTGGGACGAGTATGTTGAAAACGTATCGGACGCGGGCGAAACGCTTTATGACGATATGAAAAACTACTCGGACAGTTGGCTTGAACATCAGCAGAAGTATCACAGTATGTCGATAGACGACTACATTGCAGGTATCGACAGAGAGGCGGAACGTCTTGAAGAATTTTATGCGAATGACGTTATTAATTATCAAAAATACGTCGAGGAAAAACAGACACTTGAAGAAAAACGTTATGACGCAGTGGCTCAAAAGAATGCTGACGAGTATTCGGCATGGCAAAAGGACGCAGACGCTTGGCAGGAGTTAAGAAGTACATATGATGATTGGGATAAGTACGGTGACAGTGAGGAAGATTTTCTAAAACGCAAAATTGACCGAGTAAAAGAGTTTTACAATGCGGGTAAAATCAGTTTTGAGGAATTTATTGACGACACAAACAAGTACAGTATGGAACTGTACAAGTCGCAATCAAGTGCGGTTGACGAACTGCTCAAAAAGCAACAAGACTATATTTCAAATATCAAAGACGAATTTTCAAAGCAAGAGCAAGAACTTCGTGACAGTTGGGACGTACAGGATCGCAAAACAGATATGTCAGAGGTACAGGCACAACTTGATGTGTACGCAAATTCAGTTACTGATAAGGGGCAACAGAAGTACAAAGAGTTGCAGGAACAAATGAAACAGTTGCAACGTGATGAAGAATTGTACCAACTACAGAAAAAGAATAATGCCACTATTGAAAGTCTTGAGGCTGAATACAAGCAAATGGAGGACGGCAAGAAAAACATTCTTACAGGATTGCAAAATGCCGACATCAACATATCTGCATATGTAGCAACGATAACCGATAAGGTTTCGGCGACAGGCGGTAATATAGAAAGTTTGCTAAGTCGAATGCTTGACAAATTCGATAGTTTCAAAATTGAAAATAATTCAATGAGCGACAACAGGAAGATCATAAATAACTTCATGCAAATGACACCGGAAGAAAAACAAGATGCATTGAACAAATACGTAGGATTATAGGAGGAAAGATATGCGTAACGGTTTTGAATTTAACGGCAAAAATACAACGGATTTTAAGCGAGTGACGGTCAGAACAAAGGACCGTCCCGTATTTCCACAGGTAAAGGAGTTTACCGTAAGTGCCGACGAAACAGACGGTGAATATGATTTTACTGATGTGTCGGGTCACGAATATTTCAATACACGAAAATTTCAGATTGATTTTAACATCGGTGCGGACAGTACCGAAGAATTAAACAAAAAGCTAACCGCTATAAGCCGTTGGTTTAAGGGCAAAGGCACGCTTATTTTTAACGATATGCCGTTTGTCAAGTGGAACGTAAGGGTAATGGACAGCGTGTCATATACACCCGAACACGACGGCAGAAAAGCCGTTTTGTCAGTGACGTATAAGGCAGAGCCTTTTTCGGAGCTTATATTTGACGCGCTGAACGGACCTTGCCTTGATACATATACGACGCTTGATACAGAAATTCCGATAGGTCAAGATGAATATTTAACATTAAACGGTAATGGCACATACAAAAACATACCGAATATCGGTGATGTACACGTCAAACCTATTATAACCGTAACAGGTGCAACAAATCCTTTCACAATAGGAAATAACGGCAAAAATATCACTGTTAAGCATACGGGCGATATTGTTATTGACTGCGAAAAAGAGATAGCTTACAGCGGAAATACAAGTCTTATGACGGATATATCGGGCGATTTCTTTGAACTTGTCCCGGGATTGGATAACACAATAACAGTAGCAGGCGGTGGAGTTGTACAGATAAATTACACGCCTAAATTTTTGTACGACGTAGATTTTGACAATATGAAATGGAGTGAATAACATGGCTTTTAAATTACACGAATGGAACGAAACAGACTTCACAGGCGGTTGCCTTGCGTATCTGAATAAGGCGTACGAAGTGGCGGTGTTCGAGGGATTGCAGGAAACGCACACAGTTTCTTTTAAGTACCCTATGAAAGACGAAAAAGCGGAGCTTATAAAAGAAAATCGTATAGTATCGGTTGAAGGACAAGCATACCGCATTACATTTGTAAAGCGAGATTACAGCGGTTCAAGAATTATGACGGTGAAAGCTAACCGAATATTCTATGATGACGCACTTCATCATCACTTGCCGACAATCGGCAACGATACGGACGTGACAAAATCAACAATAGGTGTTGACCCGTACGACGTTATAAAACTTGCGATAGCCGATACAAAGTTTGAGCTTATACCCGACAGTGAACTTAAGGAAATGGGTATGACGAGAATAGGCGCAGACGGCGTTAAAATCGACTTTTACCCGACTGATAAGATAAATACTTATGACGTAATTCAAAACGTCATAGAGGCTTACGGC